CGACGAGGAGTTCATGGACCACTTCAGGTTCCTGGTCGACGAGCTGTACCGGGTGACGATGCCGGGGCGGTTGGTGTCGTTCCACTGCATGAACCTGCCTACCACCAAGGAGCGCGACGGCTTCATCGGGATCAGGGACTTCAGGGGCGACCTGATCCGCGCGTTCCAGGAATCCGGGTTCATCTACCACTCCGAGGTGACCATCTGGAAGGACCCGGTTACGGCGATGCAGCGCACCAAGGCGCTCGGCCTTCTCAACAAGCAGAAGAACAAGGACAGCGCCATGAGCCGCCAGGGCATCCCGGACTATCTCGTCACGATGCGCAAGCCGGGGGACAACCCGGAACCCATCGAGCACACCAACGACGAGTTCCCGATCAGCGTATGGCAGCGCTACGCGTCCCCCGTGTGGATGGACGTCAACCCGTCTGACACGCTCCAGCGCGAATCAGCCAGGGAGAACGGCGACGAGAGGCACATATGCCCTCTCCAGCTCGGCGTCATCGACCGTGCGATAGACCTGTGGAGCAAGCCGGGAGACATCGTGCTCTCCCCGTTCATGGGGATCGGGTCGGAGGGGCACTGCGCCGTGCTCAAAGGCCGCAGGTTCGTCGGAATCGAGCTGAAGGCCAGCTACTTCGCATGCGCGAAGAGGAACCTGGCGGACGCGAAGCGCAAATCAGAGGAGCTCACGCTCCTCGACTTCCTGAAGGTCTCGTAGAGAGGATGCAAGATGATAGTGACGATGCCGAAATCAGAGCTGCAGGACGTCCTGGGTACGATGTGCCGGTACGCGAACGGAGCCGCAGCGTACCTGGGATGCGTCCTCGTAGAAGCTGGCGAAGGCGCGACGTTCGAGGCGACGAACCTGAACGAATCCGCTCGGTGCAGCAGGCGCGCCTTCGTCGACGAGCCGGGAAGGTGCATGATCCCGGCGAAGGCCGCGAGCGACATAGTGAAGTCGCTTCCTGACGGGGCCGTGACGATAGAGGGGACGGCTGGCCGCGCCCGCATCTCGTGCGGCAGCGCGTCGTTCTCAATCCCGGCTATGGACCAAGACGACTTCCCCGGCCTTCCACGCGTAGACGAGGACCAGAGCGTCGAGATGCCGTTCGCGGAGTTCGCGTCGATGGTCGGGACGGTCGCATGCTTCGCCAGCAAGAACGACTCCCGGCCGATCATGCAGGGCGTCCTCGTCGAAGCGTCAGGCGGGACCGTTCGAGCGGTCGCGACCGACTCGTACCGCCTCGCATGCGCCGAGCGCGACGGCGGCGGCGAGTTCAGGGCGGTGCTCCCGGCGAGGTTCGCGAAGTCGGTCTCGTCCCTCAAGGCGTCGGAATGCAGGCTGTCCGCATCGAGCGGGCAGGTGTCGGTGAGAGCCGACGGGGACGTGTTCGTCACGCGGTCCATCGAGGGCGAGTACCCGGCATGGGAGCGCATGTTCCCGGAGCTCCGCGCGGGAATCGCCGAGTTCGGCGCGTCCGACATCTCGTCTGCCCTTAGGCGAGCGGTAGTGGCCGGCATGTCCAAGCACCCGTGCGACATCGCGTTCTCCGGCGGCGAGTGCTCCGTGAAGGTGTCCGGCGGAGAGGACGGCTCCATGGAGGAGTCCGTTCTGTGCAGGACGGACGGAATCGGGGAGTTCTGCGCCAACTCGTCATACATGCTGGAAGCCGTGGCCGCTTGCGACGGCGACGTCGTCGAGATAGAGCACTTCGGCGCCGGCAAGCCGATAGTCGTTCGCGGAGGATCCTGCAGGTCGGTCGTCATGCCCGTCCGAAAGCAAGGTTAGTCGATTACGCGTGCTCTCCCTGCCGGGAGCTGGATCGCCGGCCGTGGAGAGCGAGCATGGGGCGCGCCGAAGGACGAGGAAGTAGAGAAGATCGTCATGCACGACGGCGTGGAGAGCCCGACCGACGTGTGCGAGTACTACGAGAACGAGGAGGAGTTGAATGCCCGTAGAGCTGGCGCCGTCGAAACGAGTCAAGGCGCGTAAGGAGCACCGCTGCGATTACTGCGGCAAACGCATATACGTTGACGAGGAGCATACCGTATCCAAGCTGGTGGAGGGCGGGAGCGCGTACACATGGCGCGAGTGCGACCGTTGCGCCCATTACGTTAGGAAGATGATGGCCTATTGGAACTATCCAATAGGAGAAGGGTACAACTGCGAAGACATGGCCTATTACATGACCGAGAATCACCCCGACGTGTGGGATGCGTGGAAGGAGTCCGACGGGAAATGACCGAGCGCGAGCGTTACATAGTCCTGCGCAATAACCAGATCGTAGCGGTTGGAACCGCGAGCGAATGCGCTGTTGCGACCGGGCTCAAACCGAGAACCATCCAGGCTTACGCAGCCGATCCGAGGCGAGTAGGCATCTGGTACGTTAAGCATGCGCCGAAAGGAGTGTGACCGAAGATGATCAAGATTGAGCTGCAGGAAGCGTGCTACGAATGCAAGAACTTCGACCTTGACATTGACGAGTCGTCTGAAACGTTATATTGCGGACGAGGACGTTTGTCCGAGCGAATGGCAATCGTGCGATGCACCAAGTCGGACGTTTGCAAGCACATCGAACAGGATGAAGAGCATGAGCGGTAAGCCGTGCGAATGCTGCGGAGGCCCGACAGGCGACGGGGTTGAGTACGACATCGAACTCACCTGCTTCGAGCCGTCCACGGAGTCTTACCTCGAGGACGAGATGCTCGTGGTATGCCCGCGCTGCTACGGCCACGTATGCTCTGCATTAGGTGTGGAGAGACCGGCCAAGGATAGCGAGCAGCGGTAGAATATACGGGTGCGGCGGCGACCCTCAACGGCCGCCAATTTGAAAACAGAATAAAGGAGAGATGCGCGTGTCGAAGCACATCAAGAGATATTTGAGCAGATACAGGGAGGCTTGCGACGAGCTCGACAGCCTGACGGAGGAACACGAGCGCATCATCAGCAGCATAATGAGCATAACGCCGAGCTACGGCGGCGAGAGCGGTTCTCCCGGCGTGAAGGACAAGGTCGGAGACGGCGTGGCGGAGCTTGTCGATCACTGCCGCAAGATCGACGACGAGATCAAGTACTACATAGCAGTGAGGGACGACGTCAGATCAATCGTGCGAGAGGTGATGCACGAGAACGTCACATGCGGCCAGAGCCTCCACTACCGATACATCATGGGATGGAGCCCTATGACGGTTGCAAACAACATGGGATACAGCGATCGCCAGGAGAGGGACATCCACCGAAAGGCGCTCGAGCGAGCGAGGCAAATCATGGAAAGGCGGGGCATGGCGCAAAGTCCGCCGCAAACCGCCGCTTTCCCTGTGATATAGTGTAATCAGTTGAATAACGCGAAAGAGCCATCCGAGAGGGTGGCTTTTTTGTTGCCCGGAATCGAACGAGAGAGCGAGGTGAAATATCATGGCGAAGCCCAACCCGCGCCGAGCCAACGGAGCCAGAAGGGACGCTCTGCGCAAGCGAGTGGCGGCGATGGGATTGCCGTGCCACATATGCGGGCTTCCCATCGACTACTCGCTCACGACCTACGTCGATCCGACGGACGGGAAGACCAAGCGCCACCCCATGTCGTTCGAGCTTGACGAGCTCGTGCCGGTGTCCAAGGGCGGCAACCCGCTCGACATTTCGAACGTCGCTCCTGCGCATAGGATATGCAATCAAAAGAGAGGCAACAAGACGCTTAGGAAGCCTCCGGAGCCGACGGCCGACAGGCTCCCGAAGTCGAGGGAGTGGTGACCCAGGGGGGACCCCCTCCCCTTCGCCCGAAGCCACCCCCGCGGCATAGGGCTAATATCCCCCCGCGATTCTTTTCCACACCAGGTTTTTAATTTTTTAACCAGAAAGGAGGGGTTTTCGTATGCCAGAGGACGGATACACGACGCTTGCGGCCCTCGCCGAGGGGACGGACGACCTCGAGATGCTGAAATGCCTCCGACTAGGGATAGCGAGACAGCTGGAGGAAACCAAGTCAGGACGCGACATGGCGGCTCTCTCAAAGCAATTCATGGATCTTACCAAGGAGATACGCGTATTGGAGAAGGCGCAGCCGAAAAAAGACAGGAGGACGGCTTTGGATGAAGCGAGGAACAAGCGCAAGAAAGCGCCAGCTAAGAGGAAACCAAGAGCCGCGCATTAGGGTTGCGGACGATTATGACTACACATATGGAGGCGATGCGGCGGAGATGGCCGGCGCCTACGGCCTCATGCCCGACCCTTGGCAGCAAACCGTGCTGGATGACTGGCTCGCATACGACGATGACGGCACCTACGCGCACGACACATGCGGGTTGGCCGTTCCGCGCCAGAATGGAAAGAACGGCGTTCTTGAAGTTCGGGAACTGTACGGGGCTGCTGTGGAGGGCGAGAAGATATTGCACACCGCCCACGAGGTGAAAACGGCCCGCAAGGCTTTCCTGCGCCTGTGCTCCTTCTTCGAGAACGAGAGTGAGTACCCCGAAATGGCTGAAATCGTGAAGGCCATCCGCAAGACGAACGGGCAGGAGGCCATCGAGTTGACGAACGGCGGCTCTATAGAGTTCTCCGCCCGCTCGAAGGGCGCCGCGCGCGGCTTCACCGTGGACGTAGTTGTGTGCGACGAGGCGCAGGAACTCACCGACGACCAGCTGGAGGCGCTGATGCCCACCAGTTCGGCGGGCCCGTTGCAGAACTCGCAACTCATCCTTCTAGGAACGCCGCCCGGGCCAACCACCAACGGCGACGTATTCCCGCGAACGCGGAGGAACGCGCTGTCGAGCGAGCACGGCGGCACGAACTGGATCGAATGGTCGGTTGACGAAATCGGCGACGTATCGGACGAATCCAGGTGGGAGGAAACAAATCCAGCGCTCGGCTACCGGCTCACGCGCAAGGCGGTCGAAAAAGAGCTGAAAACGATGTCCCCCGACGGGTTCGCGCGCGAGAGGCTTGGCTGGTGGGCGAGCGACATAGCAAACGCGTGCTTCGACCCTGCCGAATGGGACGCGCTCAAAGCTGACTTCACCGACGAGGACATAGCCGAGCAGGCTTCCTGGAAGCGAGCCTACGGCGTGAAGTTCTCGGCCGACGGCAAGCGCGCAGCCATCGCTATCGCGATATGGAAAAGGGGTGTCACGCCTCATGTCGAGGTGCTCGAGCATAGATCGACGGAGAACGGAATACAGTGGGCAGCTGATTGGCTGACACCTCGGTGCGGGAAGGTAAGCACGACCGTCGTCGACGGCAAGGCCAACGCGCTCGACCTGTACAACCGGCTCGTCGACGGCGGAGTTATCAAAAGGGCGCTAGGGCAAGCGAAACCTGAAACCGTCACGGCTGCGTCGTCAATGTTCCTGAACGCCGTCACGGAAGGCGCTCTGACGCACAACGGACAACCGGCGCTCGACGATGCCGTGAAAGCTGCCGAGAAGCGCGACATAGGCAAAGGGGGAGGCTTCGGCTTCCAGTCGGGAAACGAGACCGACATCACGCCCCTGGAGGCAGCATGCCTCGCGCTGTGGGGCGTGAGAACCACGAAAAGAGATCCTAACAGAAAGGCGGTGGTCGGCTGATGGCGACAAGAAGAGCGGCGTTCCAGAAGCCGCGGTTCGCTCCCGATTTCCCGTACCAGGACGTGTTCGACGACCTGTGGGACATCTGGCGCAAGCACATCCTCGGCAACCAGAAGAAGAACAAATACTACGAGGCGAAGAACACCTTGCAAGACTTGGGTCTTTCGATCCCGCCTCCGCTCAAGGACGTCGAGACCGTCGTGGGATGGCCTCAGAAGGCGGTTGAGGCCCTCGCCGTTCGCTCCCGATTCGACGGGTTCGAGGCGAACGATGCGAACGCAGCCGAGATACTCGAGAGGGTTTCAGAGCAATCGGGCCTGAAGCGCAAGTACCGCATGGCCGTGACGTCCGAGCTAATCTACTGCTTCTCGGCCGTCACCATTTCTCGCGGCGACGTCGAATCAGGAGAGCCGGAGGTGATAATCGGGCTCCATTCCGCCGAATCGTCCGCTGCGCGCTGGGATTACCGGAAGAACCGCATCAAGTACGGATTCACCATCGTCGACTACACGGACAAGGGCAAGGCGTGCGAGATCAACCTGTACGTGGACGACGCGATAGTAAACGCGAGGGCTACGCGGTCAGGCATATGGGAGTACTCGGTTGCCGAGCACGAGATGGGCCGGCCGCTCATGGAGGTTCTGGCGTACCGACCGACGGAGGCGCGCCCGTTCGGGCAGTCGCGCATCACGCGCGCCGTGCGGTCAATCACCGACAGCGCCGTGCGTGAGGCGCTGCGCACCGAGGTGAGCGCTGAGTTCTTCACGGCGCCGCAAAAGTACCTGCTCGGAGTGAGCAAAGAGGAGGCTTTCGCCGAGGTTTCAAAGTGGGAAGCCTACATCGGCTCAATCTTCACTGTCGGCAGGGATTCCGAGGGCGATATACCGCAGTTCGGGCAGCTCTCCCAAGGATCCATGCAGCCGCACGTTGACTACATGCGAAGCCTTGCCGCCCGGTTCGCCGGCGAGACGAACGTCGCGATCAGCCAGCTCGGCGTCATCCACGACAACCCGTCGAGCGCGGAGGCGATCTACGCGGCCAACGAGCCGCTCATCATGGAGGCCGACGACCTCAACGACGGAAACGGCGAAGCGCTGCGGAACATCGCCCGCATGGTGGTAGCCGCCGTCCTCGACAAGCCCCTCGACAAGCTCACCGAGGACGAGCGCAGCATCACGCCGATATTCCGCAACCCGGCGATGCCGAGCATCGTCTCCCAGGCCGACGCGATGGTGAAGATCGCATCCGTCGCGCCTTGGATCACCGAAACCGACGTGTTCTTAGAACAGCTCGGATTCGACGAGGGCACGCGCAAGCGCATGTTGGACCAGAAGACGCGAGCAGCAAACGCGGCGGCGATAAACGCGATTTTCGGAGGGTCATCGGCTCCTAGCGACGGCGAGGTGAGCGGTGATGGCGCAGATACCGCGCGAGTACGTTGACAATTTCACAAAGGCTATCAACGCGCTTTCGGCAGACGTGCAGGCGAAGCTGTCCGATGCGCTCTCAAAGGTTGACCTGTCCGACGTGGCGGCTGCGCGCGACGCGATCATCGACATCATGGAGCTTTACCTAGGGCCTTACACCGACATGGCGGCGATCCTGGCAGCAGAGTTCTACGACGGCTTGCGCGAGCAGGCAGTTGGAGCGAAGCTGGGAGCTTACGCCGAATCCGGGCGCGAGCCCGTAGCAACCGAGAAGGCCGTGCGGGGAATAATGCAGGACGTTGTTGACGGCAAGGCTGTCGAAACGGTGGCACGCAAGCTGCTGGGACGTGCTGATTACGAAATCAAGCGTTCCGCAGGCGAGTGCGTGTACCGCAACGGAAAGCGCGACCCGCTGAAGCCCAAGTACGCTCGAGTGCCGAGCGGCGGAGAGACATGCCGATTCTGCATCATGCTCGCGAGCAGGGGGTTCGTCTATCACAACGAGAAGGCGGCTGGCGGGAACGGGCATTACCATGCGAACTGCGATTGCCGAATCGTCCCAGGCTTCGACGGAGAAACAACCGTGGCGGGATATGACCCGAACGCCTACTACGAGCAGTACCGCAAGATGCTGGAAGGCCACGAGCTGGATTCGCATTACGATTTGCTTACACGCAACGGGCGCACCACGAAGCGCATGTACAAGACGGCTGAGTACGACTACAACTCCGCCATTGGCACCAAGAAGAAAAGCGGTCGGTCTGCGAAGTACGCGACATATGACGGCACGCACGACTTCAAGACCTTCGAGGACGTTAAGCAGTACGTTTACGGGGCGACATCCAAGGCCGACATTGAGCATCGCTACAGCGTTCTGGGCAACCTTTACGGCTTCGATTCGGAGCAAATGCGAAGCACGTCCATGAAAAACGCCTTCAGGCACGTTGAGAAGCGATACGATGGAAGAAAGTCTATCGGCGCTGTTTACAATGAAGTGTTCGCGGAACGTGACGCAGAAGTAGCGAAGGCCAATCTCGACAAATTGAAGCAAACGCAGCTTGTCCACATCGCCGGCTCAAAACAAAGCGCAAAGACCGCAAAAGACCGAGGCATAGAGCCAAGCTGCTTCACGATGAGCGAGCATGAGGTTCATGCCCTAATCAAGAAGCACGCAGGGCATGGAGAGCCTGATGCGTTGTATGAAAACAGGTGGAACAGGAAGGAAATCTGCACATCTGACAGCGTAGTGGGCTACATCATCAACGAGCGCGGTGATAGAATAGAGACGAGGAAGTTCAAGATTCATTACGCCGACGACGGCGTGCATGCGGTGCCAAGATACGATGACGGAGGTGAGCCAGATGACGTGGGATGATATCGGATGCGGGTTTGGCGATAGTCTCCAAGTGACAACCGTAGACGGGAAGCTGTTTGCAGGCGTTCTCGTTGATTTCGAGATAGACTTTGACGGCTCATACGGAGGAGATTCGATCTCATTGAAAACGGATGAGCATGCATCTTTGTCTTTCCCGGAAAAAGACATTGCTGAAATTAAGCCGCTTTAGACTCAACCGCCCACGGGCGGTTTTCTTTTGGAGGTAGTTCCACTTGAAAAGAGTGACGAGATGCTCAAAGTGCGCCAACGCGGCGAGGAAGATCGGCTTCGGATTCACCGGCCCTCCTGCCTTGTACTGCACGGAACGGTCTGGAACCGTGGACGATGACGACGGATGCACGTTCGGCGCTCCCGGACGCCCACGACACGCTGCAGATGTCTTCGACATTGAGCTTGGAGAAGACGCAGCCGTCAAAGGATACTGATAACAAGCCCTGGGCAAGGCGTTAAACTGCACCGTCATAACTTGGAATCAAGCACCTGCATAGGTGCTTTTTTCATGCCCGCAACCGGGAGCCAACAAAGCGGAGCCGCATGGCGACGCGAATCAAACGCGCCGCAGGGCGCAGGAAGGATGGTCATCATGGCCGAAGACAACAGCAGCAGCACGATTGAACCGACCGAGCCGACGCAGAACGGCGACGGAGGCACCGAGCCGCAGGGCGCAGGCGCTCCAGCAGCCGATACGACCGACTGGAAGGCGGAGGCCCGCAAATGGGAGAAGAGGGCGAAGGCTAACGCGAAGCAGCAGGACTCGAACAAGACAGCCGACGATGAGATCGCGAGCATCAGAGCCGAGCTCGAGGCGATGAAGGCCGAGCGCGACCAGAAGGCGTGGCTCGACGAAGTGTCCAAGGAAACCGGCGTCTCCGCCGATCTCATCCGTGGAGCGACCAAGGAAGAGATGAAGGCTCACGCAGAGGCCATCGCGAAAGCGTACAAGAAGCCCTCCGCACCGTCCGGCCAGTCGGATACCCGCAAGGGAGGCGACGGCAACGGCCCGAAGATGACCAAGCAGGAGATCCTTGCGATCAAGAACAGCAAGGAGAGAAAGGCCGCAATCGCGGAGAACATCGATTTGTTCAAATAAACCGAAAGGATGATGAAAAATGGCAGATGCAAACCTCAGCACCGCATCCCGCGTTCTCGACATCGAGTTCGCCAACAAGTTCGAGCAGGGCGTGACCGCACTCATGACGGTGTTCGGCATCGAGACGCCGCAGACGCTCACCGCCGGAACCCAGATCCAGATGTACACCGTAGAGGGGTCCCTCTCCGAAGCCGAGGTCACTCCCGGCGACGAGATCCCTCTGTCCAAGTACGAGCATAAGAAGGTCGGAGATCCGTACGCGGTAACGCTCAAGTCCTACCGCAAGGCGACCACCAAGCAGGACATCCTGAAGTACGGCTTCGACGCCGCCGTCGAGAAGACCGACAAGAAGATGATCCAGGACATCCAGGGCGGCCTTCGCAAGGACTTCTTCGCGTTTCTGAAAGAGGGAACCGGCACCGCGACGGGCACCACGTTCCAGGCCGCGCTCGCGAACACCTGGGGCGTCCTCACCAACGTCCTCAACGAGAAGGACGAGAACGGCACGCCGGTGTTCTTCGCCAACCCGCTCGACGTTGCCGAGTACCTCGGAGCCGCCACGATCAACAACGTGGAGACCGCCTTCGGGTTCACCTACCTGAAGAACTTCCTCGGCATCGGCGATTGCATCCTCGACGCGAACCAGGCGAAGGGAACCGTCTGCGCGACGCCGAAGGAGAACATCAACGTCTACACCGTCGACTTCGACGCGTTGGGCGAGGCAGGCTTCAGCTACCAGTTCGACGAGTCCGGCTTCATCGGCGTGCACCACGAGCCGAAGTACTCCAACGGCACCGCCGAGACCTACGCCGACACGGGCGTCCTCCTGTTCCCCGAGGTCGCCAACTACATCGTCAAGGGCACCATCGAGGAGGCGATCTAATCATGGCCAAGCTGCGAGTGATCAAGTGCTTCACCGACAAGACCCTGAACGACAAGAAGGGCGGCGTCCGCTGGGAGGGCGACGTGTTCGATGCGCCCGCCAACCGAGCGAAGGTGCTCATCGAAGCAGGAAAGGTTGAGGAGGTAAAAGACGATCCTGCCGAGCCTGTCAACAAGCCCGACGAGAAGGGCGAAAAAGAGGAATAAGGAGGTGCCGATGGCATGGATGCTTACGCGAGCGTAGAAGATCTCCAAGCGCGTTGGCGACCTCTTTCGAGCGACGAGGAGGAGCGTGCGGAGCAGAAGCTGAAGGACGCGTCCCTCATCGTCGCCGATGAGTGCCGGAGATTCGGAGTTAACCTGAACGCCGCCGATGGCATGACGAAGGACGCGCTTTCGCTCACAGTCTGCGAGATGGTGAAGCGGGCGATGATGTCGCCTGTCGACCGGGCTCCGATAACGCAGGGAGGCTTGACCGTGGGGCCGTTCAACCAGTCCCTCACCTACGCGAACCCCACGGGCGACCTTTACCTGACGTCGTCCGAGAAGCGCAGGCTCGGCATCGGCCGGCAGAGCGCCGGATTCGTGCATCCGTGGGGTGATGCGTGATGCTCCTGGGAACTACGGTGATCGTCGAAACCAAAACGCAATCCGGGAAAGATTCCCACGGGAACCCCGTATACGACATAGCGGTAGAGACCGTCGGCAACGTCTTGGCGGCCGTCGGCCCCACATCATCCATCGGAGATTCAAACCGCCCCGAGGGCGTGTCCGTCGCCTACACGCTTTACTTCCCGAAATCCTACGGAGGCAGCTTGGAGAAGGCGCGGGTGTGGGTCTACGGCGAATGGTTCGATGTCATCGGCGACCCACGCCCGTGGCTCGACCCAGAGCCTCCCGGCGACTGGAACAGAACAGTGGAGGTGACGTCGACCCATGGCTGATATAAGCGGCATCAAGATCAACAGGCAAGCTGCGCGCGATATTATGAAGATGCCGGCCGTGAGGGCAGACCTCGTGGCGAGAGGGCAGCGTATCGCGCGCAACGCCGAGTGCATGAGCGAGAGCGGGAAAGCGCGCTACGACGTCGTGGCGAAGAACCTGGAGGTTTCCGCGCACGTTTTCGTGCAGACAGCAGACGCCGCATCCATCGCGTCGAACGCGAAGCACAACTCTCTCGTGAAGTCCATCGATTCGGGAAAGGGGTGATGCCATGCCTTACGACATCGAGGCGTCCATTGTCGCATGGATAGCAGCGAACACTGGATGGGACGCTGCCACGGAGGTCCCGAACCCGCGCCCGGAGCGTTTCGTGTCCATCGAGCGCACCGGCGGAGGTGTGACCGGGATCGTCTTGGATAATCCGACTGTCGCCATCCAATGCTGGGCGCCGACGAGAGCAGAGGCTGCCGAGATGGCGTGCAGCATCCGCGACATGCTGCCGTCGTTCAAGTACGAGGCGAACGTCCGGGCGGTGTTAATCAACTCGATTGCGAGCTTCCCGGCGCCGGATTCGCCGCGTTACCAGATAGTCGCAGACATAAAAACGGTTTAGCCGCCATTCCCGGGCGGATTATTCGATTATAGGAGGATGAGAATATGCAGAACGCAGACAACGTTCATGTCCCGAAGCCTGCAGTCGGCGGGGCCGTGTATTCGGCAGATTACGGTACAGCCGTTCCTACCGACGCGTCCACGCCGCTTGGCGACGGAATAAACAGCCTCGGCTACATCCACGAGGACGGAATCACGGAGGGAATCGAAGGCGACTCCGAGAGCCTGAAAGCGTTCGGTGGAGACGAGGTTAGGGTTGTGCGCTCTGAACACGAGGTTACCTACACCTTCCACCCCATCGAGACGAACAAGTACGCGCTTGCCGAGCGGTACGGGCAGGACAACGTGACCGTCGACGACAAGGGCAACATCGCCGTGCTGGTGAACAGCAAGCAGGCGCCCGTCCGATCCTACGTGTTCGAGGTGCTGCTGTCCGAGAACATGGTCGAGCGCACGGTCGTTCCGCGCGGGCAGGTTGTCGAGGTCGGAGAGCGGAAATACTCCAATTCCGACCCGCTTGGATCGGAGATCAAGGTCAAGGCCCTGCCCGACGAGTCCGGAAACAAGGCATACAAGTACTACGCTGAGATCGAGGAGGAGAGCGCGTAATGGCGACGAAAAGCAACGGCAAGGCGAACGAAACGCCCGTAACCGTAAACGTAAAAGGAATCGACGTGACGGTCGACAAAGAGGTAATGAACGACATCGAGGTCGTGGAGCTTCTCGGCGAGGTGCAGGACGGCAACATCTTCGCGTTCCCGAAGCTGTGCAAGCGCGTATTCGGAGACCAGTACCCGAAGGTGAAGAGCGCGCTCGAGAACAAGGCCGGAATCACGACCGCTACGTCAATGACCGAGGTATTCAAAGAGCTCATGGAAAAGATGAACGAGGGAGAGGCAAAAAACTGATCTTCTTCGCCGAGGTGCGCCGTAAGTACCCTAACGAGCTGAGATCCGACCTCCAGCGGTACTACGGCATCTGCATAGACGATGTGGGAGGGAGCGTATCGGTCAGGCATGCGGCGTCTCTGTCCCGCAGCCTGCCGAGAGGCTCGCTTACCTTGGCGAAGATCAACCCGGAAACGCAGTGGACGGACGTCGAATGGATGCTCTTCCACTTACTCAACTCGTTGCGCGAAAAGGACAGCCAACTCGTCCCTCCCTGGAGGGAAGCTCCTAGCAGGATCGCTGTATCTATGACACAGGATGAATACGAGAGAAAGCTGTCGATGCCGAGGAAGGAGGATTGCGATGGCAAGCGAATTAGCTAGCGCGTACGTCGCACTCTACCCGAAGCTCAAGACGGCCAATATCGCTGCGCAGCTGAAATCCATCGACGCGAGCAGCGCTGGCGATTCTGTCGGAAGGTCTTTCGGCGGCAGCTTCGGAGGAGCGGCGGCAACGGCGGCAAAAGCAGGGCTTGCAGCGCTCGCGGCAGCAGCAGCTGCCGCCGTCGCTGGTGTCGTAAAGGTTACCGGAGCAGCGCTCGAAAGCTACGCATCCTACGAGCAGCTGGTGGGAGGCGTTGACACGCTGTTCAAAGAGAGCAGCGGGAAGCTCCAGGCTTATGCTGCAGGTGCGTACAAGACGGCCGGCATGAGCGCGAACCAGTACATGGAGCAGGCTACGTCGTTCAGCGCGTCGCTGCTCCAAAGCCTTGGTGGCGACACCGAGGCGGCGGTCGAGTACGCGAACATGGCGATCACTGACATGTCGGACAACGCTAACAAGATGGGCACCAACATGGGGCGCATCACCGACGCGTACCAGGGATTCGCGAAGCAGAACTTCACGATGCTCGACAACCTCAAGCTCGGCTACGGAGGCACGCAAGAAGAGATGCAGCGCCTGCTCGACGATGCCGAGAAAATATCGGGAATAAAGTACGACATCTCTTCCTACGCCGACATCGTGGAAGCTATCCACGTTGTGCAGAAGGAGATGGGCATCACCGGAACGACCGCGCAGGAGGCAGCCGCCACCATCGAAGGATCTGTTGCGATGGCGAAAGCCGCCTACTCGAACTGGCTCACCGGGCTTGCAGACGAGAACGCCGACCTTGACGCGCTCACCGGGCAGCTTGTCGATTCAGTCGTCACGGCCGCTGGGAACATCATTCCTCGGCTTGGGCGCATCGTCGGAACGGCCCTGGGTTCGATACCGCAGCTCGTCGAAAAAGTCGGGCCGGAGCTTGCGTCATCGCTGGGTACGATGCTTTCGACCGCGTTCGAGACCGTGAAGGGCTCGCTTCCGCAAGGAATGCAGGAGTCCATCGCGGCAGCGACAGGGTCGCTACAGGAAGCGTTCGGCCCGATCGTGTCGGAGATAGGCGAGAAGCTACCGTCGGCCATCGCGACGGCGCAAGAGTGGATAGGCCGCCTCGTCGATGCGTTCGCCCCTGTCGCAGAGCAGTTCGCGGGGACGCTTGCGGCAGCGTTATCGACCGCGTCGACGTTTATCGAGAGCCTAGGAAGCGCCATAGGCCAGTGGGTGATCCCGGCATTGGAGCAGCTGGCACCGATGATAGAGGGTTTTCTGGAGTCAGTGCAGCGCATGTACGAGGCGCTTCAGCCTGTCGCCGACTTCCTCGGCACCGTGCTCGGAGCCGCCCTGTCTCTGGTCGTCGCCCTCTTCGGAGGAATCGTGCAGGCCGTCACATTCGTAATCGACTCGCTTGCCGGGTTTGTCGAGTTCCTTACAGGTTTGCCACAATCTGTGAGCCAGTTCGTGACGGATGTAGGGAACTTCTTCTCGCAGCTTCCTGGTCTCGTAAAGTTGTGGTTTGACCAGGCGATCTCCGCCGCAGTCTCATGGGCTGCTTCTATGGTGAGCCAGGCTGTTACAGCAGGCTCCGAGTTCGTGAACGCAGTCGTGTCGTTCTTCTCAGGACTACCAGGATCCGTATCCAGCTTCCTTTCGTCAGTCATATCGAATGTGACATCATGGGCTGCTTCTATGGTGAGCCAGGCTGTTACAGCAGGCTCCGAGTTCGTGAACGCAGTCGTGTCGTTCGTCTCGAGCCTTCCGGGAAAGGTCGCCGGGTTCGCCGGGCAGATGGCATCTGCTGCAGGCGACATGATCAGAGGGATGGTATCCGGCGTCCAGGGTGCCGCCGGTGCTGTTTGGGACGCCATCGTAAACGTGTGCTCAGGCGCGCTCGACGCCGTGAAGAGCTTTTTCGGAATCGCTTCGCCCTCAAAAGTTATGAAGGCGACGTTCAAATGGATTCCTCTTGGTGCGGCAGAAGGAATAGACGCCGCTGCAGGTTCAGTCGCAAAGTCGATGGCCGCGATGGGAGTCGGTGCCGTGAGCGCCGCTGCGAAAGTAGCAGACGCGATCGCTGCGCCGTTCTCGAACATGGCGATCTCGGCCCCAAGGATGTCCTCGGCAGGATATGGGGCATCGAACGGGACGGTCCTCACAGCTAAGAAGAACGGCGCTCTCACAAAAGACGATGTGTTCGACGCCATGGACAAGGCTCTATCACGCTTTGAAGGGCGCCCGATCATTGTCATCGTCAAGGCTGACGACAGGGAGATCGCAAGGGTGGTGAGGAAGTACGCATGAGGAAGGAAATAAGCTACGTCAACCACCTTGGAGAAACGCTCGACCTATACGGAGGAGGCATTTGGTGCGAGAGCGATGAGCTTGACAATTGGGAATGGGCGGACAAGACGTTAAACGGACGCACGGCTGGCCTGTACAGAGAGCAAAGGACGATCCCGTTCAACCTCATCATCGTAGGGCGCACGGAGCAGCATGGTTTGGAGCTGCGCAACGCATTGTTCGAGATAATGGAGAAAGACGCCATCGCTGCGGAGCCTGGCCGGCTGTACATCGACGGATGGTATCTGAAGTGCATCGCAGTATCGTCGCGGAAAGACCTCCACTGGCTGACGGATATGGCTGCAAAATGCGAGCTAGGATTGCTTACCGACGATCCTGTTTGGACGAAGGAGCACAGCTTCTCGATGCCGAAGGACGGAGACGGGACCGGCCTGAACTTCCCGTACAACTTCCCGTACAACTTCGCAGGATCGTCAAAAGAAGCCTCCTACATCAACAACCCCGGCATCATGGGCGCCCCAGTGAGGATGACGGTTTACGGCCCGGCGTCGAATCCGTACGTGATCGTCGGGAAGAACCGGTACGAGATCGAGGCAGAAGTGAAGAGCGGCGGCAAGCTCGTCATCGACGGGACCGAGAAGACGATCACGCTCTACGACGAGTACGGAAACGCCGAGAACGCGTTCTCCAAACGCCGAGGAGTACAGCGGCAAGGCAGCGGGTCGTACGTGTTTCAGCCCGTCGCACCAGGCGAGAACCTCGTTTCGTGGGACGGGTCGTTCGCGTGCGATGTCGTGCTGTTCGAGCAGCGAAGCGAAAGGAGGTGGGGATCGTGATCGACCTCGTGTACACGGATCGAAACGGAATCGAGCAGGGAATCATCAACGCTTACGGCCTCGATCTGGCATACGGGAGCGACGAGAACGACTTCGAGCTGACGCTCCCCATCGACAAGCAGCTTGACATGAGGTCGTTCGTCTACCTCGACGGCACCGAATGGGGCGGCATCGTTCGAGGCGGCAAGGAATCGACGTTGGACGAGAATCCCGTGTACGTGGCAACCGGAAAGACATGGCACGGCATCCTCGCCTCCACGTTCGTATGCCCAGCGTCAGGCGAGGACTACGTGACGGTTTCCGGCGAGGCCAATGCCGTCCTGGGGAGCGTCCTCGAATACGTGGGGCTGGCGGACGTTTTCGACGCGTCATCCGAAGACAGCGGCATCGAGGTGTCGCATCGGTTCGAGCGCTATACCGACTGCTACAGCGGCATCCGCAAGATGCTCAACGCGAGCGGGGCGAAGTTGAAGATCGACAAGCAGCCGGGATGCAAGCCGACTCTCTACGCCGCGCCGATAAGCAGCTACGTCGACACCGACGAGGCGTGCCGGTACGGCTACAAGATCGAGTGGGGAACGCCCGTGAACCACCTGATATGTCTGGGGAAGGGCGAGCTGTCGGAGCGCACCGTTATCCACTTGTATGCCGACTCGAGCGGCAACGTCAGCAGGACGCAGACGCTGTTCGGACTCGACGAGGTGCAGGAGGTTTACGACTACAGCAGCGCAGAAGAGTCCGACCTGATCGAAGACGGAACGGCGAAGCTGCTTGAAATGCAGGAAACGCAGTCGTGCAACCTTTCCCTCCCGGAGGATGCGGCGTTCGACGTAGACGACGTGGTCGGAGTCGTATCGGAAGGTTCGGGAAGGGCGATCACCTCATCCGTCGCAAAGGTCATCGTGAAGATCGGAGAGGACGGCATTCCACAGATCACGAACGAGATCGGAGAAACATCCAAATCGAGCAGCTCTGTCGGTTCTTCGGGTGGGTCGTCGGGAGGAGGCGCATCGTACACCGCCGGCGACGGAATCAGCATAGTCGGAGGCGTCATATCCGCCGACGTGACCGAGGGCGACCTCGACGGAAAGGCCGACAAAAACCACGCGCACAGCTGGGGTTCCGTGACGGGCAAGCCCGACGCCTTCCCGCCGGACGACCATGACCACGACGGGCGATACTACACAGAATCGGAGACCGATTCGCTGCTCGAAGGGAAGTCGGATGCCGGACATGCGCATGGATGGTCGGAGGTAACCGGAAAGCCCGCAAGCTACCCTCCGTCAGAGCACAACCACGCCGCGACGGACATAACCAGCGGGACGCTCCCGATCGTTCGCGGCGGAACAGGCAAGACAACCGATAAAGCAGCCCAAAACGCGATCCTCGGAAACGCCAACGATGTGACTTCCGGCTTTACGGACAAGGTCAAGATACCCGTTTTCTACGTTTCTCCAAACGACGAGAGCGGTGCGGTCAACAAGAGAACCGTGCTGAACCTGTGGAACTACATCGCCGGCAAGATTCGAAGCGCGTTCGGGTTCAGCTCGTCGAACGTCCTGCCTGTCTCCAACGGCGGGACCGGCGCAACGACGGCAGCCGAAGCGCTGGCAAAACTGGGGCTCACCGCCACGGCGGCCGAGCTGAACAAGCTGGACGGCGTGACGGCGACAACGGCAGAGCTGAACTATTGCGACGGCGTGACGGGCAACATCCAGACCCAGCTTGACGAAAAGGCTGCAAGCCAGCATACGCACAACTATGCCGGCTCTTCCAGCGCTGGAGGTGCTGCGACCTCTGCGAACAAGCTGAACACGAACGCGGGAGACGCGAACACGCCCGTGTATTTCAGCAACGGCGTTCCGAAAGCTTGCGAGTCTCTCGACCTTGACACGTCGGGAAACGCAGCCACGGCTACCAAGGCGACGCAGGACGGAAGCGGCCAGAACATCGCCGACACCTACATCAAGAGCTTGTCGGCGTCCGGTAAGACGATCACCTACACCAAAGGCGACGGAGACACCGGAACGCTAACGACGCAGGACACGAACACGACCTACTCGGCGATGACGGGTGCGACGTCGGGCGCTGCTGGAAAATCAGGCCTCGTCCCGGCCCCTGCTGCCGGCAAGCAGGCCAGCTTCCTGCGCGGTGACGGATCGTGGGCCGTTCCGGCTAACACGGTCTACACCCATCCGACCACGGCCGGGAACAAGCACATACCTGCTGGAGGTTCGTCCGGTCAGATACTCCGATGGAGCGCTGACGGGACGGCGGTTTGGGGAGCAGACAACAGCACAACGTACGATGTGGCGACATCGTCGAAAAACGGGCTCATGAGCGCAGCGGACAAGGCGAAGCTAGACGCCATCCAATCGGGGGCGACATCGCTCAAGTGGCAGGACGTGTACCCGGTCGGAGCGATCTACCAGAGCTTCGACCCTACCAGCCCCGCCGCGCTTTTCGGCGGATCGTGGACTCAGATCACCGGCCGCTTTTTGTATTGCACAACCAACACCGGCGCTGGAGGCTCCAACTCCCATACCCTGACAACCGCCCAGCTGCCCAAGAACAAGGTCTACTCGTCGGCAAACGTCAACGGGAACGCCGGGTTCAGCGATGCCCTTTACACAGGAGCGTTCACGCAAGGTTCCGAGTACGCGTACCTGAATCTGACGTACATCGGCGGCGGGTCGTCGCACAACAACATGCC